GTGGAATATCGAGCCCATAAATCGAAGTTGAGAAAGTACCGCGCCTTTGTCGATTGGACCATCGGCGGGGAGCGGAAACGGAAATACTTCACGTCGCACGAGACGGCAAAGGGTTGGGCCGCCGACAAGAACCGGCATGTCTTGAACGTCGGCATCAACTCCGCCGTCTTGTCGGATCGGCTCCGGGTTCAAGCGCAAGAAGCCGACGTGATGCTCCAACCCTACGGGAAGAGCATCATCGACGCCGTGAAATTTGCGGTCAGCCATTGGGAGGTTGCGAAGAACTCGCAGAAGGTGAGTCACGTCATTAAAAAGCTCCTTGAAGAGAAGGAGAAGATGCGGAAGCAGGGGCTCCGGGGTGGAAGCGAGCGGTATTGCATCGACTTGAAATTGCGGCTCGGTCGGTTTGCGAAGACGTACGGCGGTGCGAAGATTTCTGAAATTACGAGATCCCAGATTCGCGAATGGCTCGAAGGACTCTCCGGCGGCCCAGCCAACCGGAACAACTGCCAAAGGGCGTTGTCGGTCTTGTGGGAGTACGCCCGGCATCGGGATTGGTGCAAAGGCAATCCCGTCAAGGAAATCAAGAAAAGCGAGACCCCGGCGTCGAAGATTGAAATCTTGACCGTGCTGCAAACGGCCAAGCTGCTCGCGGGTGCGCCCCCGCATATTGTGCCGCATCTCGCCATCGGCCTATTTTGCGGATTGCGCCGGTCGGAATTGGCGAGAGTGGGGCCGACAAGCGTCAAACTTGAATCCGGCTTGGTGGAAGTGAGCGTGACGAAAACGAAGGGGGCCGCCCGGCGCTTCGTCCGCATCCGGCAGAACCTCCGCGCGTGGCTCCTGGGGTGCGGGCCCGTTGTTGACCTGACGCCGAACCAGTTCCGGGAAGGGCTCGACTCCGCCATCAAAGAATCGGGAATCAAGCGGTGGCCGAACAATGCCATGCGCCATTCTTTTTGCTCCTACGCCCTTGCCCATGATCGAAATCTCAACGACTTGACCCTCGAAATGGGCCACACCAACCCGCATACGATCTTCGCGCATTACCGGGAGCTTGTGACGCCCGCTGACGCCGCGGCTTATTGGCGGCTGACTCCGGCTAGGGCCGCCGCGCTTTCGGGCCGTCCGTAGACTCACGTTTCGGCCCCGCTTTTTCTGGCATCAAAAAGACCCATTTCATTCTCATTCTCACGCCCCCTAAAGGGATGCGTGTGAGAATGAGAATTTCATAGGGTCTTTGCAGCCGTGGCTTTGATCTTTTGGGAAACCTCGCAGAATTCCGAGGCGGTAGAATGTCAGTTGTTATGAACACTCTCAAAAGCTCGGAGATTGGCGAAAGCCTTGCGACCATCGGAGTTGACCTTGTGCCCATTGGTGGCACACCAGGCCGGAAAAGTTGCCGGATCAATTTCAGCACGAACAATTCGAAGGCCGTCACCCGTGAGTTTCTTGAATCCTCTTTCGGCGGCTGCAAGCCAATCGTCGTAAACTGGCGGGAGGGCTTTGCCGTCGTCCATGATTTGCCGGATTGAGTCGTAGTCTTCCCTACGATACCACGCCATTCCTACTACTTGAATTTTCATAGCGGGGGGTCACTCTTCCATTTTCCAAGAGCCATCTGGTTGCCTGACGGCTTTGTCGCCGAAATCGAGTTCCTTTCTTTTCGGACCGTGCAGCTCAAGCCATGATTTAACCTCTTGGTCGATCATCATCTTTTGCATTCTGTAGCTCTCTGGGAACATTTCCGCCATATTCGCTTTGATCTTTTTCAAAACAGCGGGAGGCACGCCGGTATCATCTTCGTTGTTGGCGACGGCTTCGGCTTTTGCCAACAGTTTCTCAAGAGCGGCTACCCGCTTTTCGAGATCGGCGAGCCGCTTTTCCTGACTGTCGGCTAGGGCTGGCATGGAGAGTGCAGCGAGGGCGAGGGCGGCAAATAAAATCCTTTTCATGGTGAGCAATGCCTTTAGCGGGGATTCTCCCGTAGGTCGAGCAGGAAAAAATCGCAACGTCCCGTATTTTTTCCTTGTAAAAAACTAGGGCGTCCCCCATGCTGCTTTCAGTTCCGAGGGTAACCGATCTTTACGAAGACGCGCCAACCTCCCGAATGTGACGAAGAAAAAAGCGAATCCGATGAAGGGGGGGAGAAAACCGATTCCGAAAGAAGATCGGGTGGTGCCTCTCAACCTATCGGTAAAACCAGCAACCAGAGATCGCTTCAAGGGACTGGCGAAAGAGCTAAAGCTCTCAATGCCAAAGACCTTGGAGCATTTGATGGACGAAAACGAAAAGCGGTAAACAAAGACCCCGTAGGCGTGTACTAGACGCCTACGGGGCAGATACGAACGATGACGCGCAAAACCCCATCGTCCGCAAGGGCAATCCTTACGCCCGAAACCGGGCAAAACGCAAGCACGAAAACCCCGCAGAAGAACCCTTTCGCCAGAATGGACATTCTTCCCGGCGTGAAATACTTCCATGCTTTCGCGGGGGGTGCGGCATGAGCGCCCTCCTTTCCCTTCAAGACTTTGCCGGAAACCCGATCAGGGTCTACGGATCGCCCGACTCTCCGCTCTTCGTCGCCGCTGATGTTTGCCGGGTGTTGGAAATCCAGAACGTCACCCAGGCCGTTGATCGTCTCGATGAAGATGAACGGTCTATGTTGAGCATAGGGCGTCAGGGTGAAGCCAACGTCGTCACAGAATCGGGCCTCTATGCCCTCATTCTTCGATGCCGGGACGCGATGACGCCGGGAACTAACGCCCACCGCTTCCGCAAATGGGTCACGTCCGAAGTTCTCCCGGCGATCCGGCAGACGGGCCGTTACCAAGCCCAGCAAGCGCTTCCCGCCCCGCAACAGGCATTACCGGCCCCTCAACCGTCTATCGTCGATAGCGAACCCGTCAAGGAACTCTTCGCGCTCATGGCGAAGCTTCGGAAGGGCGGCGTGTCCCATGATGCCGCCGCCCAGGTCGCAAGCGAGATGGTCCGGTCAATGGCAAATCGTCGAGCGCAACAGGGGCGTGCGCCAAAGCCTCCGATGCTTCCGAAGCCGAAGCCGAAGCCTGACTATGCCGCGCCGATGATCGAGATCGTTCGGGAGGCCGTACATATTACGTCGCTCGACCTGCTCGGTCTTTGGTGTCTGAAAACCGGTCGCGCTCGCTCGATGGGTTACCGCACGATCCAACAGCTACTCAAAGCTGGTCGGCTCAAGGTTACCGACGAGCACGGCCCCGGCTCGACCCGCATCATCGCCCTTCCGTAAGCCCCTCCTCTGAAAACCGTTCCCCGCGAGCAACAAGGCTCCCCCTCGCCCTGATCCCGCCATGAATGACCATGCACGTGCACTATTGCAGGTAGCCAAGGAAAACCCGTGGCTGCAATTCAGCATGGCTGATCTCTCGGCTCTAATGGGCATCCCGAAGACAACCCTTGAGATGATGAACAAGACCGAAGACTCCCCCTTCGTTTCCGGGCGCTCTCGGCCTGAACGGGTGTCGGCATGGTTGGACAATCACCTTGGATGGAAGCCATCCGCAGAAAAGTAAGTCAACCCCTATTTCCACCGATATTCACCCTATTTCCACCGATATTCACCCGTTTTTGCCTGATTTAGAAAAACAGCGAAAAAACCGGGCCTATAACAGAACCCAACGAAACGCAAACCGCGCCAATGAACGTAAAGAATTACCTGACAAAAAAAGATGTAGCCGCCCGCTTCGGCGTCTCTCTTCCAACGCTTGATAGCTGGATGAAGGCGCGAAGGATCGGACATCTCCGCATTGGCGGGCGCATCTACTTCACTGAACGCCATGTAGCTAACTTTGAGAAGCGCTGCGAAGTCGAACCCATTGCACTATGAACACAATCGAAACCGAAGAACTTAAATCAGTGTTCGCCGACCTGCTCGGCGAACCAAACGCAGAATGGAGGCTGGTCGAGCTTGTGACCGCATGGTCGAAGCGCACCGGCAAGCCCTTCCGTGATGGAAGCGCCCTTATCAACGGGATGTGGCGAAGCGGCGAGGTAGCAATCATCGGCCAGCGCGTCGAACTCATTAAGGGGGGAATCATCTGATGCCTCACGAAGTTACCCTTCGCGCTCCTGTCTACGCCTTCCAGTGTTACGGCGTCCACGAAGCCAAGCAACTCGGGTTGATCGACTCATGGGAGAGGCCAGGCACCCACGCGCCGGTGTCGACACAGTTCGAGCACGGCGAGGGCAAGCTCCTTCATGACTGGATTGCCAACATGCCGGACGCGATCCTTGTTGCGACGGCCCGCTACGGAATCACCGTCTATCGCCCGAAGAGCCGACTTTTGTCGGTTCCCGAAGAAGAGGAGGAAGGCAATGAATAGTCAGGAGTTCGCCCTCTTCCGTTGGCACGGTAAAGACGATGGATTCGTTGAGTTCTTCGCGCCGATCACCCGCGACAACGGAATCACCTGGATTCATATTTCACGCGCCTTCGACTCCACCTTTGAAAGCATGAAGTCGCAAGCGACTCGAATCTATGAAGTCACGGGCTCTCTGGTCAGCCCAAAATCTTTCAAGCTTATCTATGATTGTTCCCCTTCTCTTTAGCGCCTTCGCTTGGACCGCAATCGTGTTTTCCATTGGCTATTCAACCGGCAAGGGAAAGCGTCCCGCACAAAGGAAAATCTTCGAACCCTACTACTTCCGGGGCTAACAACCCAAACATCTCCCATGTCTACACCTACCCCAATCAACCGCGCCCTTGCCTACTTGGATAGCTTGCCGGTGGATCATGAGCTTGAAAAGGCCCGTGCTCTCATGGTCGGCTACGACCTTCGATGGTACAAAAAGTATCGCTTCTATAAGGTGATCGCGGTCGAGGAAGAATTTCGTTTTCCACTCCTCAACCCCGAAACCGAAGGGATGTCGAAGACCTTCGACGAGGGCGGGAAGATCGACGCGATCTTGCAGCACGAAGACAGCGGTCGCTACCTTGTGCTTGAGCATAAGACAACCGCCGAATCTGTCGCGCCCGATAGCGACTACTGGCACCGCTTGGCGATGGACACGCAAAGCAGCAAGTACATTCTCGCCCTCAAGCAAAGGGGGCTGGACGTCGGCAACCTGCTTCACGACGTCATTAAAAAGCCAGGATCGCGGCCCCGTCAAATTCCAATCCTCGATAGCGACGGCGTCAAGATCGTGCTCGATGCCAACGGCGAGCGCGTGAAAACGAAGGACGGCAAGAAGTGGCGTGAGAGCGCCAGCACAGGCGACGGTTACGTTTTGCAGACCCGACAGGAAACCCCGGAAGAATACGGCGCACGGCTCGAAGAGGAAATCACCAGCAATCTCGACGACTACTTCGCGCAACGCGAGGTTCCCCGGCTCGACGCCGACTTGCTCGAATACATGGGCGACGCCTGGGCGCAGTCGCAACAGATTCTTCACTACCGGAGATTCAACCTCTGGCCCAGGAACCCGAGCGCGTGCTCTCTCTTTGGTCAGTGTGAGTTTTACGACCTTTGCACCGGGCGGGCGTCGGTCGACGGCATCCGCTTCCGCGAAAAGGGCCGCAAGCATAGTGAACTTGAAATGGAAGAGGGCGAAAGGGAACTGTTGACGAACTCCCGTTTGACGGCTCTCCGCAAATGCGCTCGTTACCATTACCACCGCTACGAAAAGCCGATTGAGCCGACGAAGGAAGAGAGCGAAGCGCTTCGGTTCGGAACGCTCATGCACAAGGCTTTTGAGATTTACTTTAAGTCGATGATGGTCGGCTAAAGCTTTGATCCGGTCACGGGGTAAATAGTGCGCCGCTCGAAACGGTAGTCAACTCCATCGCCCGCCTCCGTAACCAAATAAAAGCGGGGCACCGGATCAATCTCTCATGGGTTAAGAAAGGAGGGTTATCTATATGTAAACTCAAATCGTGTCGGTGTTTTTCATGCTCCATAGCCTTTCCGGTGGGTGGTTAAACCGGACCTTTTTCCAATCTCTAAACGGCGTCCCTCGCGCCTGGCCCCCCGGCCCCTGCTTTACTGTTATGTTTTCGGACCCAAACCCCGCACAATACGAAGTGCTTAAACCCTACATCACGCCGCGCGTTCAAGAGCTTGTTCGCGGTCGGCTCCTGGAGGGGCTGCGGTTCTTCGACAAGCGCGTTCTCCGACCGGAGTACAGCCGCGCGGAGGTGAAGCTCGCGCTTCTCTTGATCCGAATCGCCAACCCTCAAGAAACACTGGTCACCGAAGAGTTCCGCATCTTGGAGCGCCTTCCCCAGATCAACCCCACATCAAAACCAGCCCGGTCAACGGGCCGCAAGAACGTCAAATCACCTACCGAGGAACGGTAGCATCTTTGCTCCCTATGTCGGGGCGCAGAAACCCACACTAACAAAGAACAATATGAACATCACAGCAACACAGCTCAAATACGCCAGGGAACGAATCTACCAGATCGCGGAGACGAAGACCCGGCGCTTCGTCAAGGCGCTCCCAACGGTCCCCGATTTCGACAGCGAAATTGAAAAGCTCATCGACTCCGGCACGGCGAAGCTTCGCGCCAAAGAGGCCATTCTTCGCGCCTATCAGCAGTCGGGCCGTCGCTATATCGAGATTGAAAAGGTGTTCGATTTCGGCGACCTCAAAGAGCGATGCCAGGCCGCCGCCGACCTGCATCAATCGCAGAGGGAGCAGATCAAGCGGAAGGTCAACCGGTACGCAAACCGGATTATCGACGACCTCGTCACCGGCAAGCAAGCCGAACTGGACGTTGCTATTGAAGCAATGCTCAAGCTGAACAGCGTCGACGTGACCAGCGAAGGGAGCGAAGAATAATGAGCTACCTTTCAAAGATCAAGAAGGGCGCTGTCGACCTTCCCCCGCGCGTGGTCCTTTCCGGGCCGGAGGGAATCGGGAAATCTACCTTCGGAGCGAACGCGCCCGATCCCCTGTTCATCGCCGCCGAAGACGGCTTGACGGGTCTTGAACACATCAACCGGTTCACGCCGACCGACTACAAGGAACTTCTCGGGTTCCTTGACGACATGGAGGCAGACGCGAACGTCCCGTTTAAGACGCTGGTCCTCGATACTGTCGACTGGCTCGAACGTCTGATTCAGGGCCATTGTTGCAAGCGCGACAAGAAAGCCAACATCGAAGCCTACGGCTACGGGAAAGGCTATAAAATCGTCGAGCCCGAACTGGTTGCTTTGCTGGCTCAACTCGACCGCATCCGGCACAAGCACAAGGTAGCGATCATTATCCTTTCGCACGTCCACATCAAAAACCACACGCCTCCCGGCGGTGAGCCGTTCGACCGCTACGAAATGAAGGGGCACAAGGGCTTCACCGGCATCTTGCGCGAATGGCCCGACGCTTGCCTTTTCGCCGTCTACGAAACCTTCAAGACCGAAGACGACGACGGCCACAAGAAGGTGATCGGCGGTGATCGCATCATGCATACCAGTTGGGCTCCCGGCTGGGACGCGAAGAATCGCTACAACCTGCCGGAAATCCTCCCGCTCGACAAGGATCGCGGTTTCTTCGCCTTCCTGGAAGCGGTTGACGAGCATCGCAACCAGCCGGTCGTCAAGCCGACGAAGGAAGAGCTTTGCGACCAGATCAAGAACCTTCTCCCCCTCGCCACCTTCGCCAGCGAGGAAGACAAAGCCAAGGCAATCGCCTGGGCGGAAACCCTCGACAGTCAGCCAGTCGAGAAACTCGAAAGCGGGCTTAAATGGCTGCAAGCCCAGGTCGATAAAGAAGAAGAATCATGAGCAAATACATTGATGCAGTCGGTAGCTTTCGCTGCCGCGTAGTTGAGCCGGAAGCAGGTTGGCTCGGGGAAACCGAAAAGGGAACGCCCTTTATTCGTATCCCGCTGACGGTTTCCGATGAAGAGAGCGACCAGAACGGAAACACGATCATCTACCAAGCCTACCTTTCCGACGCGGCTATCGACCGCACGGTCAAAGACTTGACGGAGGTCTTCGGATGGGACGGCGATCTGCAAGCGCTGGTGTCGGGCAACGCAACCTTTACCGACATGGAATGTGTGATCGTCACGGAAAGCGAGACCTACGAAGGGAAAGAGCGCATCCGCGTCAAGTTCCTCAACTCGATTCACCGGACGGCCCCGAAGCTTGATCAAGCGAAGGTTAATAGCCTTCTCGCCAAGCTGAACAGCCGCACGAAGGCTGTTGCAAAAGCGGCGGGCGGTTCGTCACCAGCGAAGCCCGCCGCGAAAGCTCCACCGAAGCCAGCGCCCGAGAAAGTCGACGCGCCCTTCTAACCAACAACCAGAAAACCAGCATAGCAATATGAACGCTGAATTGCCTACAAGCACGATTGAAAGGAAGAACCTTGAATACAGGTTCACAAACGACGAACTTCTCGGGATCGCGAAGAAGGCCGCCGAAGAGCAGACCCGCCTCAAGTCTCTTGAGGAGTCAAAGAAGATGGTCATGGACGAATGGAAGGCGAAGCTTTCCGCGTGCCAAGCCGAAATCACCAACCTTTCCAACAAGGTTTCTTCCGGCATTGAATACCGGGACTACGATTGCCCGGTCGTCTACAACGAACCCCGCAAGGGCTTCAAGACCTGCTACCACCCGGAGACCCGCGAAGTCGTCTATGTCAAGGAAATGACCCAGGGCGAAGTTGATAAGACTTCCCAGGCCGTCCTGGACTTTGACGCCGATTCCGAAGCCACCCAAACGCCGAGCGACGGCGACGCCGAGAGCGGTTCCGGTGCTTCATTCGACGTGCTGGCAGGTCCGCCCGAAGAGCCAGCGCAAGAAGAGGCCGAAGCCAAAGCCGAACCCGACCAGGCTCCCGAGCCGGAACCGGAACCGGAGGCCCCGGCGGAAGAGCCTGAATCGAAGCCGACGCCGAAGAAGCCGAAGCGCACGCGCAAGCCGAAGGCGAAGCCCGACGCTGCCCCCGCTCCGGAGGAAGAGCCCGAAGAGGAGCAGGAAGAGATTCCCGGCGCTCCCTAGGGTGTCGAGGTCATCGACGAAGAACCCGAAGACCTCGACGAGAACCCGGCCCCTCCGTTCGCCTAACCATCCACCCCGGCAAGGTCCGATCCCTTGTCACTTCCTTTCCTATTTATGATTCAATTTTTCATTCCCGGCCACCCTCCCCGCGTCACGAAGCAAATGAAGAAGATCATCTTCTCCCGTGGCCGCGTCATGCACATCGACACCCCTGAACTCAAGGAAGCGACCGCCTTCCTCCAAGAAAAGATGCTACCCTTTCGCCCCAGGACTCCGCTTGTCGGGCCGTTGAAGCTCATCGCCGTTTGGGTCTTCCCGCACCTCAAGGGCGCTGGCAAGTCCACTCGCGAAAGCATCATCTACAAAGACACCGCGCCTGACCTGGGCAACATGGAAAAGCTCTTCGCTGACGTCATGCAGCGCATGGGATTCTTTGCGAACGACGGCCAGATTGCTTGTGAGCCGCTGGTGAAGGTCTGGGGGCCGAAGCCAGGGATCGCGGTCTCTGTCAGCGAAATGACCGGCCCGGTCGAAGAATGGGTGACTGATCTGATTGAGGAGGTTGTACGATGAAACTTTCCGTTCCCTACCGCTACCTTAACGCGCTGGCCCGATTCTGCCGGGACGGTCGGAGCCGACCGGTTCTTTCCGGGATTCTTGTCGAGGCAACCGACACCGATGTTTTCCTTGTCTCCACCGATGGCATTAGGCTCGGAGTCATTTCGATGCCGGTCGAAGAAGCCCTTTGCGACGACACCGACGAAACGGGGAGCTTCATTATTCCGAAGTTGCTTGTCGAACAGCTTCGGTCACTCGATGGAGACGCAGCTACCGCCAAGCTGAAGATCAAGGGAGACAAGGTCTCCATCACGATGACGTTGCCTTACGATCATTTTGGCTGCACTAGCTTTGGGAAATTGATCAACGGGAACTTTCCGGCATGGCGTGGCGTGTTTACTCCCTTTTCAACCGAGCCCATCGGCACCACTGTTGTTGATCCGGTCTATATGAGGAGCTTCGGCAAGGTCGGGGCGATCCTGCAAGCCAAAGGGCAATGCCGGGGGATGGTTGTCTCCAGGCTCAAGCCTGACGCCTATTGGGACAAGGGCGAATCGCCGGTGGTGTTCCGGTTTACGCATACCCCCAGCTTCGTCGGGTTGCTCATGCCGATGAAGAGCGATAGCCCAGACATCAACGTCAATGCGGTCGCTACCCTGCCGGGTTGGGTCAGGCCAGAAGTCGCCGAGCGCTGGGGTGATCGAGTCTGGATCGTTCCGCCGGGCGCTCGCATCTTCCATCTCAAGCGGCAAGAGTGGATCGACGCCCCCGGCGTCGGCGAGCCATCGGGTCGGGGGATTCTCTACCGGGTTCCCGTTGGCGTGGAAAGCGAGGCGGCGAAATGAGCGCGTCGCATACACCGGGGCCGTTGGAGATTCGGCCATCGCTAACCGGAAGCGGAAGAAGCTTTGCTATCACCTCAAACGGGGTGCGCGTAGCCCTATTTGAGAATAAGGCCGACGCCGCCCTCTTCGTCGCCGCGCCGGAGTTGCTGGAAGCATTGAAAGAGCTTGAGGGTATTCAGACCGGGCCTCCCCCGGATAGGTATTACCGAGAAGATTGGCGTCAGGTCATGCGCAAAGTGAGCGCCGCCATCGCCAAAGCAGAAGGAGGCCAGCCTTGAGCGCCTTTACCGATCAATCGCCGATGCCGTTCGGAAAGCACAAAGGAGAGAAGATGGAAAACGTTCCGGCTGATTACCTCCTTTGGCTATACGATCAGCGCCCGAGTCATGCAGGGGTTACAGCATACATCGAGCAATCATACACCGCTTTGATTAAAGAGTGTCGGGACTACATCCCGAAGCGGTCACCGAAAGGGGAAAGCTCGACGTGAGCGAAGAGGTCAAACCGACGATGCCCCCGAAATCCCGCTTGCACAAACTCACAGCGGGAGTTCCCAGGCGGGCAAACTGGGACAACTACGGCGATGTTCTGGCCGCGTGCGACCGATGGCTAGCAAAGCGCGGCATCCTGAACAATCTACCCAAAAACAACAACTGGCTTTTTGAACGTGGGAAAAACAGCAAGAGACTACCAAAACGAGGGGATTGACTGGCTCGCGCAAACCTTTCGCGGAATCCTTAAGTGTCCGGCAGGGGGCGGGAAGACCTTTATCGCGACATCTGCCATTGATCGGGTTGCGCGAGGCCACCAGCGGGCCGCCAAGGCGCGGATCACCTGGCTTGCGAACACGCGGGAGCAGGTCGAGCAAGCGGAAGAAGCTTTCTCTTTCTTCCCGGCGATCAATCAGCTTTGCCGGGTCCGCGTAGCGTGCTGGCAAGGCGGCTCAGATTGCAGCGAGGAAGACCTCGTCGTCGTCGACGAGTGTCACCATGCCGGAGCGCCGACCCTTGGCGCACTGGTGGCGACCGCGCCGCGTGCTCGATGGGGCCTGTCTGCTACCCCGTTCGGCGGCGATCCCGAAAAGAACCTGGCGTTGATGGCGCTCTTTGATCACCAGATGTTCGAGATTGATCGGGCGCGGATCGTCGACGGCGGCCACCTGACGAAGGCGCGGGTGCATCTCCATAGCGACACGGACCCCGGCATCGCGGAGATCATCGAGGACGCGCTTCCGAAGCTGCTAGAAGAACGCATGAAGCGTTTCCGTCACCTGGACGAAGTCGAACAGCGCCAGCGGATCACGTGGCAACTCTGCCAGACGCACGGGATCGTTCGGAACTATGTCCGCAACCGGCGGGTAATCTCGCTCGCCAGCCAGAACGACGCCGCGCTTGTTCTTGTCGGCACGGTCGACCACGGCGCGATGCTCGCAGAAGAGATCGAGGGCGCGGTTGTCTGTCACTCAAAGATGGGAGTCAAACGCCGCCGTGAAGCCATCGCAGCGTTCCGGGACGGCTCCCTTCGCTGCATGATCGCGACTTCCCTTGCCGACGAGGGGTTAGACGTTCCACGCGCTTCGACGCTGATCCTCGCTTGCGCCGGTCGGTCGGCGGCCAAGGTCGAGCAACGGACGGGGCGCGTGCTTCGGACCTTTGCAGGAAAAGAACACGGCATCATTCACGACTTCGTGGACCGGCAACATCCGATGCTTCATTCACAGCACAAGAGCCGTTTAAGGCTATACAAAAAACTAGGTTACGAAATTTCGCAATGAACCTTTCAGAAGAACAAACCAACGTCATCGACGACATCAAGGCCGGAAAGAACATCCTCGTCACCGGATCGGCGGGAACCGGCAAGTCAACTCTCTTGCGAGTCGTCAGAGACGAACTTGAAATCCCTGTCACCGCTTCGACCGGCATTGCCGCGGTCAACGTAGGCGGGCGCACGATCCATTCCTGGGCGGGTCTTGGGCTCGCTCGGGACAACGTTAAAGACCTCGTGACGAACATGGGCAGCCAACCCTTTCAGCGCATCCGCGAAGCAAAGGTGTTGGCTATTGACGAAGTGTCAATGATAAGCGCCGAACTTTTCGAGAAGATCGACCATGTCTTTCGGATGGTGCGCCGTGACACGTTTCCCTTTGGCGGGATGCAGATCATCCTTTTCGGCGATTTCTTGCAGTTGCCGCCGGTTCAGAAGGGCGCGGAAGACCTGATTAAACGGGGCGTGTTCCCGTTTGAAACAGATTCGTGGCATCAGGCCAAGTTCAAAACGCATTTTCTGTCAAAGGTGTTTCGCCAGGCTGACGCGAAGTTTTCGTCGGTCTTGAACAAGATTCGTTTCGGCGAGATCACCGGCGACGTGTCGGCGCTCCTGAACGAACGCTACCAGGCCAAAGACGAAAACCCGAACCTTGAGCCGGTTGTTGTCCACACGCACAATCTGAACGTCGATGCGATCAATGAGCGGCGGCTTGCCACGGTCGACGGAGAGCCCCGCACCTTCATCGCCGACGACTACGGCGAGCCCGGCGCGGTGAAGATGCTCGATAAAAATTGCCTTGCGCCGAAGATTTTGAAATTGAAGGTCGGCGCTCAAGTGATGCTCTTGACCAACATCAACACAGAAGCCGGGCTTGCGAATGGTAGCGTCGGGACCGTGGTCGAGTTCCGTGACGGGCTCAACGGGCCGCTGGTGAAGGTGTTCTTCAACAACGGCGAGACGTACAGCGTTGGGCTGAATAAGTGGGAGATCAAAGAGGGAAAGGATGTCATCGCCACGCGCTCCCAGATCCCGCTACGGCTGGCCTGGGCGATCACCGCACACAAGAGCCAGGGGATGACGCTCGACAAGATTCAGGTTCATCTCGGCAAATGCTTTGAGTACGGGCAAGCGTACGTCGCGTTAAGCCGCGCCCGGACCACCGAAGGCTTGTTCATTGCGGACGGGACAAGAGACTCGATCAAGGCGCATCCAAGCGCCGTTGAGTTTTACCGTTCCAGCTTATGAGTGACTTTTCTGCAAAACTGGCCGACGCAAGAGCGCGGGGGTTCACGCTCGATCGTGTCATGCGGGAGCTTGGTCACGGTGATTTCGTCAAGCGGTCGTGCAAGAGTCCTTTCCGTGAGGAGAGAACGCCGTCCTTTGGCGTCTGGCATGATAGCGCGGGCGTGATGAAGTGGAAGGACTTCACCACCGGCGAAAGCGGCGATGAAATCGACTTCATCGCGATGGCGAACGGCTTTTCGTCGAAAGAGGCCACCGACTTCTATTTCAGCATGGCGGGCGTCGAGACACCTTCCGGGGATCGGCCCCCGGCCCCGAAAAAGAAGAAGCCGACGCCAGCGCCTCCGAAACCTGCGTCGCCCCTTCGTGTTTACGAGCCGGAACTTGCGCCCTTCGACTGGAAAGCGTGCGTTGCAGCCCTGACCCCGGAAAAGATTGAAGGCTTCGCCGGATGGCGCGGCTACTCAACAGAATTTGTTCAATGGCTCAAATCGCAAGAACTGATCGGGATGCACGGCATTTACCCGGCAACGCCAGTAGTCAAAGACGGCGTTGTGATCGGTTGCCAGTACCGCACAACAGACGGCGACCGGTACGTCAATGCCACCAGAGGCGAGAAGACCCCGGCCATGCCGTTGATCATCGGCAAGCCGGATGCTCAAATCCTTCTGGCGATGGAAAGCCCATGGGATGCTTTTGCCTTCATGGAAGGACTCGGCTTTCACAAGACCAACGGAAATGACGTGGTTTGCCTGGCCGTGACCCGATCCGCCAGCAATTACAAACGGTTGAAGGGCATCCTCGAAGAGCGCGCGAAATCGAAGGCACCGGGCGACGTGATCCTTGTCGGCCAGAATGACCCGCCCAGAAAGGACGGGAAGCCGACCGGGCATGACACGCTTGAAAAGGGGTTGCGCGAACTTTGCGAGGAAACCGGACTGACGCTCAAGCTGTCGATGCCGCCGGAGCACGTCAAAGATTATAATGATTGGTGGCGTGAAGCGCCAGACATCGGCGATTTCATTGCTCCCATTGAAGAAGCGAAAACCAAAACGAACAGCAGCCTTTCAAATCAGGAACTCAAAATCATCATGAAATCTACCTTCGACGATAACGACAATTTCTTCGGCGACCGCGTCCTTGCGGAAGGCCAGCCAGCAACGATTCTTGGACCGGGCGGCGTCGGCAAGTCGCGGCTCGTGATGCAAATGGCGATCTGCATGATCCTGGGTAAGCCGTTCCTGGGCATCAAGACGCACGCGACGCACAAGCATTGGCTTTTCCTTCAAACCGAAAACAGCACGCGCCGGTTGCAACACGATCTGAAAGGCATCATCAAAGGCCTTGGCATCACGGAAAAGGAAATCGACGTGCTCAACGATCACATGGTTTTTCATACCATCGAGCACGATCACGATTGCTTCCTCGCCTTGAACAACCCGGAGGAATTCAAGCAGGTTCAACTTTTCATCACGGACTTTAACCCTGACTTCGTGGTGTTCGACCCCTTGAATACCTTCACGACCGGCGATCTGAACAGCGATGCCGACATGCGGGAAGTTTGCTCGCTCATCACAAAGGCCACGAAGCGCGGCAAGGCAAAGCGGGTGCCAATCGTGGTGCATCACTCCCTTACCGGCAAAGCAGGCGCTCAAAAGGCAACCGGCTGGGATAAGGCCAGCTACGGGCGCAACTCCAAGGCGTTGCAGGCGTGGACGCGCTCCCAGATCAATATCGCCCCGCGCGATCCCGACGACAACACGAAGCTTCTGATCACGTGCGGCAAGAACAACAACGGCGCGCCGTTCCCTGACATTGGCGTTTACTTCGATGAAGAAGAGTGGATTTACAAAATTGATGAAGATTACGATCCCCAGGAGTTTCAGGAGAGTGTCGGCAATGTCAAGAAGAGCAAAAAACCGAAGCAGGAACCCGCTGAAGTGATTCGTTTGTTTGATGATAAGATATATGGCGTTGATCTTATACCATTGGTTCGGGAGCACTATAAGTGCAGTCAAGCAACGGCTTATAGAACTCTAAAACAGGCCATAGCAGATGGGTTTATCAGTAGCGAAGGCGATGGAAAGACCACTCTTTACCGAAAGGTCAGATGACAAAAAATCAATCATTTAATCTGTCGTTCTCATTCTCATTCTCAAAAAAACAATGAGAATGAGAAGTGATAACCGTCGCCGTATCCCGTTCAAATTCTCATTCTCACACGCATCCCTTTAGGGGGCGTGAGAATGAGAATCGAACGGGGCGTTCCGGCAACCAGAATTCAAGCTGATCCGAGAGATTCCACGCAACGGCTTCAACAGGCGCTTGTCAGTTGACAGATGGGGCGAATGATGGCGACAAATGCCTTCGCTTCCGCTACCTCCCACCGCTCAACTGATCGCTGATTGCATCGGCAGAAATGCAACTCTCAAGCTGGTCAGGTGCAACCCATATTGCAAACATCGTTGCATCTATGTTCCGAAGGAGATGCCCGATGACTATTGGATTGTTAATGCCATAGGCAAGCGGCTCGCTATGATATTACAGAGGGAGTTCGGTGGCGAGTTATTGCCATTGGCTAAATGCACAGCGCTAGAGCATGAGCAGCGCAACCGGGAGATTCAAGCGGGCATCAGGCGCGGGCAATCCATTCGAGCGCTGGCCCAGCGCTACGAACTGACGTCGAGCCGAGTGCATCAAATCATCATGGGCGACTACGGGCGTTTCCGGCGCACCGGCAACGGAGCCAGAGGGCGGCGACCGGCGGCGACCCGGCTACCCGAAAAGCAGGGGGTTTTTTCATGGCTCTCATAAATGAGAAATCTCGGGATTTTCTCATTTATGAGAAAATTACAGGGCGAGGGCTTATTCTCAAAGGTGAGAGAGTCGCAAGGATGAGAAAAGGTACTTCCGTAGGGGGGTGGGGGCGGGTGGATAGTCGGGCACCGGTTTTCTGTAGCCGGTGAGTTTGAAACGACGGTTTTGTTTTTGAAAGAAAAAATGGACTTTGACCAGAAAATTGAAGTGACCGGGCCGGAGCTCGCGGCGGTCATCGCGCTCACCCCGACGCGGGTGCAACAGTTGAGCCGGGAGGGGATCATCAGAAAGGCGAGTCGCGGGAAATATCTGCTCTGGCCTTCGATTTCCAATTACGTCGCCTACCTGCAAGAGCGCGCCCAAGGCAAGCGCGGAAACGACGGCGAGCCGGTCGATGCTGGCTCTTACGAGGCGCACCGGGCGCGGCTCTACAAAGAGCGAGCCGACCGGGAGGAAATGGAAAATGCTGTCCGGCGCGGAGAGTTGCACGCCGCCGAAGCTGTCGTCGCCCATATCGGCCCGATGCTGGCCGCTTTCAAAGCAAAAGTGCTGTCGATCCCGAACGCGACGGCGGCGATTGTGGCCGACCTCGACACGCCCGACGCATGTCAGGCCGCGCTCGAAGAGCATTGCCGGGAGGCGTGCGAAGAGTTGAGCGAATACGACCCGCAAGCCATTGCTGGCCAAGGGGCCGAAGTGCCGACCGATGACGAGGAAGAGGAGGTCGATGATTGAGCAAGGAAGCTCTCACGTTTGAACTACGATCTTTGATTCGTTCCCTCGCGTCAGGGATGCGCCCGCCGCCGAAGCTCACGATCTCGGAATGGGCCGACCGGGAGCGCCGTCTTTCGTCGGACACGTCCGCCGAGCCGGGCCGGTGGCGAACCTCGCGCTTTGAGCCGCTGCGCGGGATCATGGATAGCGTCACGGAGAACGAGCGAACGGTCGTCATGAAGGCCGCCCAGCTTGGCTTGACCGAAGTCGGCCTGAACACAGTCGGCTATTTCATGGAGCAAGATCCATCGTCGATCCTCTACGTCATGCCGAACGTGCAGCCGATGGGCCGCGACTTTTCAGTTGACCGGCTCGCGCCGATGATCCGCGACACGCCTTGCCTACGCGGAAAACTGTCGACCGACACCCGCGACACGACGAACACGCTGTTGAACAAAACCTTCATTGGCGGGAACATCTCGATCACCGGCGCGAACGCTCCTTCTGGTCTTCGCTCGAAGCCGAAGCGCGTTGTCTTCTTTGACGAGGTCGACGGCTACCCGGTCAGCGCCGGGAACGAAGGCGACCCGGTGAATCTCGGGATCAAGCGGACGGCGAACTTTTGGAACCGGCGGATCGCCATGATTTCAACGCCGACAGTTAAAGGGCTGTCTCGGATCGAAATCGAGTTCGAGAAATCTGACAAGCGCTATTTCAACATCCGTTGCCCTCATTGTGACGAACTCCATGTTTTGCGGTGGCAAAACGTCACCTGGAAAGACGGCGATCCGAAGACGGCGAAGTTCCAGTGTCCCCATTGCGAGGGATACTACAACAACGCGCAGAAAAATGCGGCGGTGCGTAAAGGGCACTGGATAGCGACCGCTCCCTTCAAGGGGATCGCTGGCTTCCATATCAGCGAACTTTATTCATCCTGGCGAAGCATCTCGGAAATCGTCACTGACTTCCTGGCGGCGAAAGACAACCCAGAGCAGTTGCAGGTTTTCATCAACACCGTGCTTGGCGAGCTTTGGGTCGATGGCGGCGTCCCGCTCGATGCACACGCGCTCTTGAACCGGTGCGAGCCCTACGAAAACGAGGTGCCCGACCGTTGCTTGATCTTGACGGCTGGGGTCGACACTCACCCCGACCGGTTGCAGGTCGAGGTTGTCGGATGGGCGGGCGGTGAAGAGTCATGGAGCCTTTCTTACCATACGATCTACGGCGATCCCGAGATTCCAGAAGGCCAGCCAAAAAGCCCGTGGACATCATTGACGGACTACCTTCGGCGCACCTGGCAGCATCCGATCTACGGCGACATGATCGTCGAATGGGCGTGCATTGACACCGGCGGCCAGAACACCCAGGCCGTTTACGACTACGTTCGACGACACAAGGGCGACCGGTTCTTTGGGATCAAGGGGCGCGGCGGCGAAGGCGTGCCGATCATCGGAAAGCCAACCAGGGGCCGAACCGGGAAAAAGGCCCGCGCATTGATTGACCTCTACACCGTAGGGACCGACCAGGCGAAGAACATCATTTACCGCCGGTTGCGAATCGAAGACCCCGGCCCCGGCTACTGTCACTTCCCGCAAGGAAGATCGCTAGAGTATTTCGAAGAACTCACCGTTGAAAAGATCGTGACGACGTACGTCAAAGGCTACCCGGTGCGCTCTTTCGTATGCCCGAAAGGGAAGCGAAACGAAGCTCTTGACTTGCGGGTTTACGCCTTCGCCGCTCTCACGCTGGCGGGCGTGCAATGGGATCGCCTTGCCTACCGGATGAAACAGCGATCCAGAAAGATCACCGCCGGGCCAGCAAAACCACGAACGAAGGCCGTCGAAGAAAAGAAGGAGCTTATGCAAGAGTCAGCCGAACAAGACAAGGAAGCCGATCTGTCGGCGGAGGAAACCGACGAAGAGGTCATCATCATCCACGGCGACGACGACCCGCCAAACGTCGCAGAAGATAAGGGCGCGGCCATCGGCCATGCTTTGAGGCGAAAACACCGCCGAAAGGGGCGGTTGAAGATCAGCCTCAAAAGCAAATGGTGACCCCAACTGAAATTGTTTCCGGCGAAAACATACGGTTTGAATACCGGGACAATGGCTATTCATCTGTTTCCGTCATCCTTCGGGGAAGCGCAACGAAGACACTGACTCTCTTGCTGGCTTCGGGCCGATGGTCCATTGACGTAACCGAAACTGACAACTGGTCAGCCGGGCGTTGCTATTTCGAAGCCTGGGCGACCCTTCCCGCTGGCGGCAAGAAGCTTCTGGAACGCGCCCGGTTCAATGTCGTCGGCTCCATTGAATCAGCCGAAAGCGGGCAAGACCTCCGGTCAATCGCGGCCAGGAACGTCGAAAACCTTGAAGCCTACCTTGGTAGCATTGGCAATCCCGACTCTGACCAAAGCGTCAAACGCTACCGCATCAACAACCGTGAGCTCGAAAACTATTCGATCAACGAAATCTTGAAATTGCTGGACTTCTGGAAAAGCCGCCTTGCCAGCGAAGAACGGGAAGCGCTCGGCTTGCCGAAGCGTAGCAGCATCAAATTTTACGTATGAATTTCCTTTCGTTCTTCAAACGGGCGCAGCCCGAAAAAGGCCCGGCCAAGGAATCCCGCGACCGGAAGCGCCCCGTCAGCTTGAGAAGCCTTCTGGGCGCGGCCCGAACTGGTCGCCTTGAAAGCTCATGGGATACCAACCCGGTTACGGCTGATGCCTATATCTTCCAGCATTGGAAAACGCTTGTGGCGCGGGCGCGGAACGGGTGCGAAAGCTACGACCACGGCAGGAAGTACCTCCAACTTGTCAGGGACAACGTCGTCGGCGAAGGCTTTGTGTTGTCGTCGACCCCCCGCGACTTTGACGGGAAGAAGGACAAGGTTGCAGAAAACGCTATCGAAAGGGCGTTCAAAAAATGGAGCCGGAAGAAGAACTTTGACTACACCGGCGCGAACTGCCGCGCCGACTTCGAGCGCCTTGTCGCCGCTTCAATAGCCAAGGATGGCGAGGTGATTATCTTGAAGCATTACGGCAAGTCTGCCGGGCCTTGGGGCTTTAGCGTTGAGCTTATCGACCCGTTCCTTCTCGATCCCACCCATTATGAAAAGCTTCCGAACGGCAACATTGTCCGGCACGGAATCGAATTCGGCCCCGATGGAGGCCGCCCGCTCGCTTACTGGTTCATCGAGCAACAGGAATGGCAGGTAGGCTATACCTACACGAAAGAGCGGAAGAGGATCGAGGCAAAGAACGTCATTCACTGGTTCATGACGGAAATGCCGGGACAGAAACGGGGACTCCCTTGGACCCGCACCGCTCTTTGGAGGATGCGAATGGCATCCGGCTTCGAGGATGCCGCCCTTACAAATGCGCGTGTTTCGGCTGGCAAGATGGGCTTCTTCAAGGGCGGCGACGATGACATTGAAGACTTGGAAATCGACGCGGAGCCGGGGACGTTCGAGGACATTGGCGACCGGGAGTTGCAGGAATGGAACCCGCAGTTTCCTAACGGGGAGACGGAACCCTTTCTTCGCGCAATGCACCGATCAATCGCTGCGAGCCTCCATGTCAGCTATCACAATCTTTCCGGCGACCTGACCAGCGTCAACTTTTCGAGCATCCGCCAGGGGGCGCTCGACGAGCGCGGAACGTGGCGAGCCCTTCAAAACAGCATGATCGAAAACGTCGTCGTTCCGATCTTTGAAGACTGGCTTGAGTATTCGCTTTTGAAGGGGGCGATCACGCTCCCCAACGGGCGAGCCTTGCCATTTGAGAAGATCGACAAGTTTCAAGAGTGCAGCTTTACCGGCAAGCGTTGGGCGTGGATCGACCCCCGGTCGGAGGCCGCCGCCGCACAAATCTTGATCGACCAGAAAATTCGATCCCGGTCCGAAGTCATCAGGGAACTCACCAACCGCGACCCTTCCGAAACCTGGGAAGAGATCGCCGCCGAGAACCTGGAGATTGAAGGGCTGGGTCTGATTATCCCGCGACCAGCGGGCCAGAAGCCGGAACCCGAAGGCAAGGAAAGCAAAGATGAAAACTCCGCAGAAGATGAAGAATAAAGGAATGTCTATGCTGGCGAATATGGCAAACGGCCCTGTTCCATTCTATCGCACGCGAGACCAGCAAGCCCCGGCAATCTTTGGTCGTCGGGATGCTACCTTCCTGCTCGACACCGTCGATGAAGAGAACCGGACGATTGAGCTTTCCTTTTCGTCCGATGCAGAGATTGAAATCTATCCGGGCTGCATCGAAATCCTGTCTCATGAAGACGGAGCTTGTGACCTTAGCCGCATGGAAGCGGGCGCAAATGCGTTGTTCAATCATGATCGGGATAAACCCATCGGCGTCGTTGAGAAGGCATGGATCGCCTCCGCCGCCGGTGGGGGACGAAAGGGCCGCGCCTTGGTCCGCTTCGGAACAAGCAACTTCGCCGAAGAAATCTGGAAAGACGTAAAGTCGGGCGTCTTGCGCAACACGTCGGTTGGTTACCGCGTGCTGAAATACAAGCTTTTCGAAGAAAGGGAGGGCGTTGATGTCTACATCGTTACCCTTTGGCAACCGACTGAACTTTCTATTGTCACCGTCCCGGCTGACATTTCAACCGGCGTTGGCCGAGATGATAACAACCAAGAAAAAAACATGAATCCGCGTTACGCAAAACTCTACACTCCGCGCCAGTTTTTTGAACCCGACAAGGGCGACAATCCCCAAGGGGGTACGTCACCAAAGGGAACCGATGCCCCGCCTTCGCCGACGAAGGTGAACGTCGTGGAAGAACGGCAACAGGCCGCAACCGCTGAACGTCAGCGCGTGTCAGCCATTCTCGAAGCTTGTCGGCGTTACGAGGCACCGGAGATCGCAGAGCGCGCCATCTCCGAAGGGCTCGACATTCACGCGGTGCGGGAGTCGCTTCTTGAGCACGTGGAAAAGCGGAACGCAAACATCGTGCAGGGCTCGAAGCCCATCGGCATGAGCGAACGGGAAGTCAAAAGCTTTTCGTTCGTCAACCTGATCCGTGCGATTACCTACCCGACCGAACGGTCGTTCCAGGAAGACGCCGCCGCCGAACTCCGCGCTTGCGAGGCCGCCGCGAATCAGATGACGCACCGGGCAGCCAAGGGAATCATGGTTCCGATTGACGTCCTTTCCGCGCCGATCAGCCGGGGCGCTCGCGCCGACATCATCAGCGTCATGGAGAGCGCTGGTTACACTGGTACCGGCGGCGCGACCATCGAAACGAAACTCCTGGCGTCGAGCTTCATCGACCTGCTTCGGAATCGTTGCGTGTTCATGTCGCTTTGCACCCAGCTTTCCGGGCTTGTCGGTCAGATCGACATTCCGAAGCAGACCAGCGGCGCAAACGCTGGCTGGATCGGGGAAGACGATGAAGCGCCGGACACCGACGTTGATTTCGGTCTGGTTCAGCTTCGTCCGAAGACCGTGGCCGCGCACGCGCAGATTACCCGGAAGATGCTCATGCAACCGGCGATCAGCGTTGAGGCGCTTGTCCGGCTCGACATCGCCCGCGCACTCGCCCAGGCAATCGACACCGCCGGTTTCTACGCCGATGGCCTGAACGACAAGCCGACCGGCTTGCTGCATACGGACGGCATCAATACCGTTCCGTTCGCAGACGACAATCCGACCTACAAGGAACTTGTCGAAATGGAGACCCGGATTGCTTCGGACAACGCCGACGTCGCGAGTATGAAGTACGTCGCAAACGCGATCTTCCGGGGCTACGCCAAGACAGAGCTCAAATTCACCGGCGTCGCGGGAACCATCTGGGAGCCTGGCAACACGGTCAACGGCTACGGTGCGGAGATCACCAACCAGGTTACCACGGGCGATATTTTCTTCGGCAACTGGGCTGACATGCTCATTGGCATGTGGGGCGGCCTCGAACTCGCCTCCGATCCCTACACGCAATCGCGCCGGGGCCGCATCCGATTGACGGCCTTTCAGGACGTCGACCTCGCAGTTCGCCGCCCTGAATCCTTCTGCTACGGCGTCAAGGATGACGAGGGCGAAGGCGGCGGTGACGAAGGAGGCGGCGGAACCGAGTAAAGCTTTCGGAGCCAGGATAGGCAAGAGGTAGCCAAAGGATTGGCTTGTAGGCATGGAAGCAAAAAGGGGCCGCCTGGGAAATCTTTCCAGGCGGCCCTATTTTTAGAAAAGATTATGTATATTCAAATTCGGATTCTGAAACCCGTCTTGCTTGGCGGTCGTCGAATCGGGGCTGGCAAGGCGGTGCGAGTGACGAAGGCGGTTGGCCTGTCTCTTATCGCCCGCGAGATTGCCATCCCTTATGTCCCTGCGAAGCAGGGGCGGTCAAAGGCGGTGAAATCAAAAGGAGGGAGCGGTGAGGAATGAAAGCCAACATCAGGACCATTCAAGCCACGCTGAACGTTGCGGTCGACGGGATCGCGGGGCCGATTACCTGGGCGGCAATCCAGCAACGGTTGTTGGGCGAGATCGCCAGCAGCACGGTTGCACTTGCCATCAAGGCCGTGCAGAAGAAAATCGGGGTCTCCGTCGATGGCATTGCCGGTCCGGTGACGTGGGGTCGTCTTGTTGACCTGATCGCGCCTCCATCTCCGCACGCATCAGCGACCGACCGCGTCGACGATCGGTCAGAGGGGAATATCGCCACCCTTCTGCCGGAGGTTCGCCCTTACGCCAGGTCGCTCGTCAAGGAAGCCGAGAAGGTCGGGATCACGATCAAGGTGATCGGCGGAACGCGAACCTATGCTGAACAGAACGCGCTCTACGCAAAGGGGCGCACCGCCCCCGGCAGCGTCGTGACCAACGCGCGCGGCGGGTATAGCAACCACAACTTCGGAATCGCCTTTGACATCGGCGTGTTCGAGGGTGCGGCCTATATCACGAGCGGGCGTCAATATGCTGCTGTCGGAGCGCTCGGGCGAGCCATTGGCCTTGAGTGGGGCGGCGACTGGAAGTCGTTCAAAGACGAGCCGCATTTTCAGCTTCGCCCCCGCTGGGCGGCTGGCTGGTCAGAATCTGCAATGCTGGCGGAATTGCGGCGTCGAAATGAAGTGAAGCAGCCGGTCTTTTCCTGATGTTTGGCGAACGCTCATTCTTTACCGCTGGGAGGTTTTCAAGCGTCTTCACGTTCAAGCTTCCAGGCGGCGACCTATCGTTGAAGGGCAACTTCGACAATGCGTTCTATTCGGCTGACCTCGGGGAGAGCGAGCTTGAGTCAAGCAAGCCTAGAGCGATGTTTCGATTCGATGAAGTCGAATCCATTCCGCGCGGAACGCTTGCGATCCACCAAGGGGCGCTTTACTCTGTCATCAGGATCGAGCCTGACGGAACCGGGTTCGCTACCGTTGTCTTCGCCCATGAAGTTGAAGAGGAAGACGACGACGAAGACGAGGAAGAAGAGGAATGAGCGTCTGGGTAAATAAAGATCGCAAGGGCATCAGCCTCAAGATTACCGACGCCGGTTTCGTAGACCTGGCTGTCGCTCTCGACGCTACGCCGGAACAGATCGACAAGGCCGCCAAGATCGCGGTTTCAAACGTCACCCGATGGGCGCATCGGCGGGTTGCATCTTTGCTTTCGAGCGTCGCGAAGTTTCCGCAAGACGCTATCCTTCGACGGACGAAGACCAGTATTCAGACAGGTTACAAAAAAGGCGCTTACGGTAGCGTTTGGATTGGCCTGTTCCCTATGTCGGTCGCTTGGCTGAATCCTGTTCAAACACCGACCGGCGTTCAAGCGGGGGGGCGATTCTTTCGAAGCGCCTTCATTGTCGACTCGCTTCATGGCAATGTCTTTAAGCGACGCACCGCCAGCCGGTTGCCCATCGATAAGCAGAAGATCGAGTTCAAGGATTCGCTCGACCCTATCTTCGAGCAAGTCAGCAAAGAGGCTGCTGAACGCTTCAAAAAGGAACTCTCCCAACAACTGAAATGGCTGACGAACTAAATTTAGAATCGCTGTTTGCGGAAATGGTCGCGAGGATCAAGGCGAAGTTTGCCGGATTGAAAACGGTCGAAGAGTTCGCTCTCTTGCAAGACCGTGCCATCGCCTTGCCCGCCGTCGCTATTGATCTGAACGCCATTGACGAAACAGAGGATGAACCAGGCACGGAACAGTTTTCTTGCCGGTTGACTTTCTCCGCTTACTGCATTGTTTCCTACAAGGTCAAGGATGGAAGGAAGCCGAAGGTCCGTGCGATGTCGATTGCGACTTCGCTCATTTCATTCATCAAAAACGAAACCTGGGGACACCCGGTCAGCCTTGCGAAAAGGCTATCGGCCTATCCTGACAACTTCGCGCCCGGCGACCTTAGCAAAGAGGTCTGGCGGGTGGATTGGGAACACAGCGCCCTTATGGGGAATAGCGTCTGGACCGATGACGGGGAGCCGCCGACGCGGGTTTTCCTTGGCATCTCGCCGTTGATCGGGCCGGAACACGAAGAGCACTACCGGGAAATCAAGCCATGATCGCGGAACGCATCGGAGAACTTGAGCGGCGACTAGGGAACATAGTCCGGCCCGGCAAGGTGGTCGAGGCCGACTACCCGAAGGCGCGGGTTAAGGTTCAGATTGGCGCGAACGTAACCGCCTGGCTTCCTTGGATAACATCCCGCGCTGGCGGTGACCAGTCATGGCACGCGCCGGAGGTCGGTGAGCAGGTCGTCGTCATTTCTCCGGTGGGAGAGTTTTCGACGGGCTACGTCTTGCCGGGCGTCTATCAGAACGACTACCCGGCCCCGGCTGATGCGGAGACCGTCAGCCGGATCAAGTATGCTGACGGCGCGGTCATCGAGTACAACCGCGCGGATCACGTGTTAAGCGCCAATCTGACCGACGACGGAAAGGCCGTTGTCATCACTGGCGACAATACCAGCGAACAGACAAAGGACCGCACGCTCTTGAAGTTGGGAGAATCGGCGAGCATTGAAATGACTGCCGACACAATCGCCGCAAAGCTGGGCGATGCCGCAAGCGTGGAACTGACCGAAACAGCGGTCACGGCGAAGTTGGGCGCGTCGGCAAGCGTCGACATCACTGGAAGCGCCATCACGCTAAAGCTGGGCGGCACGACCTTTGAAATCGGGGCGGGCGGGATCACGGCGAACCAGACGATCACCGTCACCGGCGGCGACGTGGTGGCAGATACGACCAGCCTTCGGACGCACGTTCACGGCGGGGTTGAATCTGGATCATCGGTTTCAGGTCCACCGGTCACCTAAAACATCGCAGAAGATAGCAGGGAAAGGGTTGGGTACGCTTTGAGGAAATGCGCGGCGTTGACTCTACCACCGGAAAGCACTTGGCGGGCATTGCTCACCTACGGCAATCCATTCGCGACATTCTGACGACCCCCGTCGGATCGCGGGTTATGCGTCGCGATTACGGGTCGCGCCTGTTTGAGCTCGTCGATGCGCCGACCAACCGGGAAACGCTCCTCAACATCTACTACGCAACGGCAGAAGCCCTTATGCGATGGGAGCCCCGCCTTGCCATTGAGAGCGTGACCGCATCCTCTCTTGAGGCTGGCCGGGTAGAATTGACGATGCGGGGGATTTACCTTCCCACAGGCGAGCCGGTCGCTATCGACGGAATTGTTGTGCAATGAGCTTCGCTACCATCGACTTTTCTACCATCGCGCCGCCCGACATCGTCGAGCCGCTGAACTATGAAGTGATCCTTGGCGAGATGATCGCCGACCTTCAAGCGCGCGATCCCGCTTTCACGGCGCTCGTCGAATCCGATCCCGCCTTCAAGATTCTTGAGGTGGCCGCGTACCGGGAGCTTCTTTTACGTCAGCGCGTCAATGATGCCGCTCGCGGCGTGATGCTTGCCTATGCAGCCAGGGCAGACCTCGATCAACTCGGCGCAAATATGGGGCTGATCCGCAATGTCATCGACCTTGGCAATCCCGATGCTTTCCCGCCGGTCGCGCCGACGATGGAAAGCGACGAAGAGTTTCGCAAGCGCATCCAGCTTGCGCCGGAGGCGCTGTCTGTTGCTGGCCCCACGGGAGCCTATGTCTTTCACGCCTTGGCGGTCCCGGACGTTGCCGACGTGTCGGTCGTTGGCCCGCCGACCGTCGACCCTGGCGAAGTGCTTGTGACCGTGCTTGGGAGATCGGGTGACGGCGTGCCAAGCCAGGCGACGCTCGACGCGGTGAGCGCTGCCCTTGAGGATGTTCGCCCGCTGACGGACCAAGTCACGATTCAGGGGGCCGCGCTCGTCGATTACGCCATTTCCGCGACGATCTACACCTATGCCGGGCCAGACCCGGAAACCGTGCTTGCCGCCGCCCAGGAAGCCGCTGATGCCTACGTGGTGACCCAGCGGAGACTCGGGCACGATGTCACCCTTTCTGGGGTTTACGCGGCCTTGCACCGGCCCGGCGTGCAGCGGGTTGAACTATCATCCCCGGTTGCTGACGTCGTCATCACTCATGAGGAGGTTGCAAACTGCACCGGCATCACGTTGACGATTGGAGGCGTCGGCGAATGAGTGACCTGACGCCGCCGAACTGGACGCTTCAAGAGCGTGCGCTGGCCGCTTCAACGGCGCGGGCCACGGTCGTTCCCGTTCGCGTCCGCGAGGTATGGAGCCCGCAGACTTGCCCGCTCGATCTTTTGCCGTGGCTGGCTTGGGCGTTGCATGTCGACTCTTGGGATGCCGCTTGGCCGGAGCAAATCAAACGGAACGTTGTGGCCGCCAGCATCGAAATCCACCGAAGGAAAGGGACGATTGGCGCTTTGAAGCGGGCGCTCCAAGCTGTCGGCTACGAGGTGCATATCGACGAGGCGACCGGGGTTCCCTACACCTTTCGGTTGCAAGTGGACGTGACCGGAGGCGGTGGCAGCGAAGAGCTATACAGCCGCGTTGAAAAGATCGCCTTGGAAAACAAGAACGTCCGCTCTCATTTGTTGGGGGTCGATGCCTTGATGAAGGCGGAAGGCAATGCCTACGTTTCTTCGGCGGTTGTCACCGGCGAAGACACTTCAGTTTACCCCTTGCTCGTTCGCGAGCTTTCCGCAATGCCGGGGCTTTACGTTGCGGCTGTCGAGCATACTCAAGACTTCCTCCGCGTCTTCCCGCTGTTCTCGTCAATGCTTGAGGCGAGCGCCAACGCCAGTGTCTCCGGTTTAGTCAGAATCGAAATTACGCTATGAGCTTCAAAACTATCATCACAAATCTGGGCGCTGCAAAAATCGCCGCCGCAATCCAGGGGGGCGGTACGGTCAACCTTTCTCACATGGCACTTGGAGACGGGGGCGGCCACCTTGTCGAGCCGAACGCAGACCAGACCAGCCTTGTCAGAGAGGTCTATCGCGCCGAGCTTAATCTACTGGCACGCGACCAGAAGAACCCGAACTACGTGATCGCTGAAATGGTCGTTCCCTCGACCGTTGGCGGGTGGTCCGTCCGGGAGGTCGCGCTCTATGACAACTCCGGTTCAATGATCGCGGTTGGCAGCTTCCCTGAAACCTACAAGCCTGAACTTTCGGAGGGATCGGCCCGCGACCTGATCGTTCGCTTCATCATGGAGGTTTCGACAAATGCGTCGGTTGCCTTGCAGATCGACCCAACCGTTGTGCTTGCTACCCGGCAATGGGTTTCGGATAACTTCGCGCTTGCGTTCGTTCTCCCTGGCGGAACCACCGGCCAGGTTTTGCGAAAGAGGTCCAACGATGACGGGGACTTTGAATGGTACGATCCCGCCAGCGGCCTGAACCTACTGGTGGACATCGTTGAGGAGAATCAAGACCTTGCCGAATCGCAAACGGTCGTGAACCTTTCCGTGGCTACGATGGAAAGCACGGCTGTCTACATTGACGGCGTCCGATTGCGGGGCGACGGCACCGAGTACACCATCGACAGCACGACCAAGATCACGCTGGCCGAACCTGCAACGTCGGGCCAGAAGATCACGTTCGTTCAGAATGAACCGGCTGGCGCAGCGGAGTTCCTTCGCACCGGCAACAATCTGTCGGAATTGGCGGAGCCAGACAAGGCCGCCGCCGCACGGGGGCACCTTGGCGTTGGCACGGTGGCCCAGACGTTGAACGCCGTCCTGCAAATGATGTACCCAGTTGGGGAAATCTGGATGACCAACCGCCAGGGCAACCCTGCTGACCTGCTCGGCTTTGGTGTCTGGGAGCGTCACGCGAAAGGCCGGATGCCAGTTTCCTTGAATCCTGATGATGCTACCTTTAGCGTCCTGGGGGCGACCGGGGGCAGCAAAACGCATACCCTGACGGTCAACGAACTACCCACCCACGCGCATGGCATTGCGAAGGTTGATGTTACGACATCGACATCAGGCGGTCACGTCCACGTTGTCAATCCTGGCACGATCACAACCGGGACCGGCGGGGCGCACGTCCATCAGATCACCATTGACGACGATCCTGGGAGTAGCACCAACTCCCTTTGTGGCACCGATGGTTCGCCGCTCGGGGGCGGGTCCGTCAAGTACACCATTGCTTCGAGCGGTGCGCACGCCCATACGTTTACCATCAATGCGTTTAACACCGGGTCTTCTGGATCGCACGCTCACGTGTTTACGATCCCGGCACGAAGCACAGAAACGATAGGGTCGGGGCAGCCGCACAACAACTTGCCGCCTTACTTTGTCGTCAACATTTGGAGGCGCGTTGCGTGAATAAGCTAACCCTTACCACCATTGGCGAGGCCAAGCTCGCGGCGGCGGTAGCAAGCGGCGAAAAGCTGATGCTTTCTCAACTTGCTATCGGGTCCGCGTCGAGTGAATTGCTCACGCCGGAATCCACCACCATCGGCCCGGAGCTCTTCCGGTTCGCTGTTACCGGGCAGTCAACAGACGGGAACCGGGTAGTGATCGAGGGCACCATCAGCGAAGACCACGGACCATTCACGATCCGGTGCGTCGGGCTCTTTGACAACCTCGGCGCATTGATTGGATACGCTGGCGTTCCCGAAACCGTCAAGCCCGGCATGATGGACGGCTTTGGCGTGTCGATGCGGGTGCGCGTCTATCTTGCCTTCACGACCGTGGAGGAAGTGATGTCAATCGAGATCGTCAGCACGGTGGCGTGGGCTGACGAACAGGCGGCGCGGTCCGGCGAGGCATCCAATCTTGTCATGTCGCCGCTTCACACTTGGAGCGCCGTTGAAGCGCAGTCACTTATCAACGGGGCCGCCTACGGGGTAACCCGCCTGACCGAAGAGATCGGCGTTAGCGTGGTTGGGTACGGCTCGCTTGACAAAGTCCCTACCGTGGGAAAATCAACGGCTCTTTGGTCGGTCGCTGATTCCGAACACGGCTGGGGCATCTGGGAACTCGTAGAAGGAAGCAATGCCGCTTCGCCGGGGGCCGTGGTCCGCCCTTCTGATTTCGACCTTTCAGACAACGCAAAAGTATGGATAAGACGTTCTTAATTCTGACGGCCTTGTTGGTCTGGGCAATCTCTGCTTTCGCGCAGGATCGCCAGGTAACCGCCGAACCCGGAACGGGGGTTCTTCGCTGGCCTTCTGCAAGCAGCTTCCGTTCAGCAAATGCGATCCCTGAAAAGCCGATCTATGCGGTTTTCCATATCCCGATGCCGAAGGGCTTCACTGACTTTGAGCTCAAGGCATCGACAGACAACTACGCGACGATGGTTTTCTTCTATCACAGCCCCGATCCTGGGAAGATGTTCATCCCGTCGCAGATATGGACCAACCGCCCCGACGTTTACTTTACAGACTCCCAACTCGCCGACCGGCGTCAGTGGATCAAGCAAAGCGCCTCGCAGTCAATCACAGCTATGCGCGTCAATTCGTCGAGCGAGATCGGCGGGGTCATCCTGGTTGTTAAGGACACCGGGGGCGCGATCACTCCCGACAACGGAAACCTTGTCTGGACCTATTGCCTGATGACGCCAACCGGCACCGAAGACGACTCATCGGGTCGCTCGATCTGGCGGCCCATCATTCCAACCTGGACAACGCAACCATTCAATCCATGAGAGTAAAACGACTCATTCTGACGACACTGGCCTTTTCATTATTGTCGGGCTCCCTATTCTCCATCGACTACGACGCGACGCTTCAATCAGCGTGGGCCGACGTCGTCGAAAGGCCGCCGTCTGGGGAGATCACAGAAGCCGCGCTTCGCGACACGATTGAATGGCAAGTTTTCAACGGCCCGATTCCGAAGGTCAACAGCGCAACGCACTATGGGCTTAGGCTCAAGTGGTGGAACCGCATTATCAAACGGTTCGGCATTGCGATTGTTGCAAAAGACTATTCAAATTTCCTTATCGAGCTAAAGGCCGCGCTCGCCAAGGATCAACAACAACCAGGCCAATCAGTTCAATAAAGCATACATGAAGAAAATCATCACTACCCTCGCCCTGATGCTCGTCGCCGCTGTCTCCGTCTTTGCGGAAACTCCGCAGAGCGTTGATGCTCTGGTCGCGAGCCTTCCGGAGAATTACAGCCAAGGGCTTCGTGTCACCGCTGTTCGCGTGGAGGCTCGCAAGAACAATGAGTTCTACAACGCCCTGAAGTCCGCTGGCTTCGTCTTCCAGGACGTGAAGCTTTCGCGGGCTCATGTCGTCGGCCTCGCCTTTCCGCGCGGAGACTACGACGCCTTCGACGAGAAGGACGCGGCGAAGTATCTGGCGCTTGCCAATTACAAAAGCTACATCGCGGCCAGGTTGAAGGCGTTCGACAACGCGCTCGCTTCATACGACTGGCTTCAACAGCAACGCTATACCGTCGCCGAAGCCGCGCCGACCGACCTTACGAAGAAGGATGAATTTCTTTCGGTAATCGCCGAACAGATCCTTGCCGTCGACAAGGCAAAGCGGTAAGGTCTGGTCTTCAACCTTGGTTTCCTTTCGAGTGCCCGCTCCTCTTTATGGGGAGCGGGCTTTTCTATCCCTGCAAATATCGCAGAAGAATATCATGGCGGGCCACTGCTAACGTGCGATCATGTCTTTGCTCTCAAGAATTACAACGCTGTTCAGGGGTGAGCCCCGGCAGGTTTACGAATGGCCGATGGTAGTTGCCGGGCGGACCGAAGAGGACACCGTCGTTATTCTTAAAGTCAACTCCGACGGAACCCTAAGCGGCGGCGGCGGCGACGCCAGCGCGTCGAATCAGTTGGCCGCAATCGCCGCAATCGAAGGCTTCCACGGGCAAGCCTTTGGCGCTCATGGCGCGAAGGTCGTCACCGACACGAACGAAGCTACCGGCCCGTTCTACGCGCTGACCGCCCTGGATGACTCCGTTGTCGCTTCGGCGACATCGTCGAACGTCTCGGGCAACTTGACGGACCTTCCCTTGCCCGCCGGAACCACGATCTACGGGACGTTCACCGCTTTCACGCTGACGAGCGGGAAGGTGATTGCCTACCTCAACGCCTAGCAAACGTCGCAGAAGTAAAGCGGCGGCATGACGCTTACACTATTAGCTTTTAGGAGAAATTACCCTTATGAAATGGAAAACTACTATTGCGGGAGTTCTGACTATCGTGATCGCTGTTGCCAATGCAGCCCTGGCGGTTCTCAACGGCGACGCATTTGACATCGCCGCCACGATCACCGCAGTCACGGCGGGCGCTGGCGTCATCGGTGCCGGAAAGATCGTCTCCGACAACGCGACTGCAAAAAAGGAGGAAGAGGAATGAAATCGCTTGCAATGGCAATTCTCTTCGCCGCCCTCGCTGGCATCGTCGGTTCGCTCTCCGGGTGCGCCACGATTGAGAGGGACACCTTCACCGCCAACTATCATGACGGCATTTTCGAGTTCGGCTACAAGTTGCCGGAACCGAAAGCACACAGCAAGTAAACCCCTATGCTGGATCGCGTGCAGCTTATCGGCTCTTGCTTCGGCGTGGCGATTGCGTCAACAGCGACCGGCGCAATCGCCAACGTCATCAGCCGGTCAACACAGGTTTCACTTGCCGACGTCATAACGGTCGGGGCCGTCATCGTGCTTGGCACCTGGCGAATGTCGGCTCAACTGTCGAGCATCAAAAATGAGCTTCGCACGTTGAACCGTCGGATTGAACAGATCGAAAAGAAAGAACAGGAATAAACATGGCAGAACAATTTTTACACGGCGTCGAACTGATCGAGGTCCAATCTGGACCGCGTCCGATCCGGACGGTTAAAAGCTCGGTGATCGGGATCGTTGGAACGGCTCCCGATGCTGAACCAGCGCGGGCCGCAAGCGCAACCATTGGCGGGTTGATCTTTACGGCAAAGGAGCCCGGCATTGCCGGCAATCAGGTTTCGGTTGCGCTCGTCGATCCCGGCGAAAACAGCGCGTCCCTTTCCGTGGATACGGAAGGCTCTCGCGTTGCCGTGAGCCTGGCAACCAACGAAGAGGGGGAAATCACTACCACGGAAGCGCAGGTTGCTACCGCTTTGACCGCGAATGATCTCGTCGCCGCTTCGGCGTCGGGGGCCGGCGCGGCTATTGTCAACCCTACGCCTTCCCGGCTCCTTTCCGGCGGGGCCGATGAGGCTTTTCCGATTGGTAGGCCGACGCTGATTGCCGGGAGCCGCCAGGAAGCGGCACGGCTCGGGGAAACCGGAACTCTCCCAAGCGCCATTGACGCCATTTTCGACCAGGTCGGCGCGGCTGTCGTTGTTGTGCGGGTCGAGGAAGACAACGACATCGAAGGCACCGTGACCGACGTCATTGGAGAAGATGGCATTCAGGCGCTGATTGGCGCGGAGTCGATCCTTGGTGTCTCTCCGCGCATTCTGATCGCGCCCGGCTTCTCTGACCGCCAGGAGGTCGCCGGCGAGCTTTTGGCGGTGGCGAACCGTTTGCGAGCGGTTGTCATTGCCGATGGCCCGAACACCACGGACGCCGAAGCCGTTTCCCATGCCGGCGACTACGGGTCGGACCGCCTCTATATCGTCGACCCTTCGGTCAAGGTCTTTCGCGCCGGCGCTGTCGTCTTCGAGCCGGCCAGCCCCCGCGTAGCTGGTTTGATCGCCCTTTCCGACAATGAGCGCGGTTTCTGGTGGTCGCCTTCAAATCAGGAGGTTCGGGGCATCCTCGGAACGACTCGCCCGATTGACTTCACCTTCGGCGATCCGAACAGTCGCGCCAACCTGCTCAACGAAGCGAACGTCGCCACCATCATCCGGCAAGACGGTTATCGGCTTTGGGGGAATCGCACCACGTCGAGCGATCCGAAGTTTGCCTTCCTGTCGGTGCGCCGCACGGCTGACATGATCAACGATTCGATTCTTCGCGGCCACTTGTGGGCGGTCGACCGGAACATCACGAAGACTTACCTCGAAGATGTTTCGGAGAGCGTCAATGCCTACCTCGCCGGCTTGAAGAATCAAGGCGCGATCCTCGGCGGGCGTTGCTGGCCTGACCCGGACCTGAATAGCCCGGCGAACATTGCGCAAGGCAAGGTCTACGTCAACTTCGAGTTCACGCCGCCTTACCCGGCGGAACACATCACGTTCAAATCTATCATCGTCAACGACTACCTGGAGGAACTTGTCTAATGTCCGCCGCTGATCAAATCCTGAAAAATTTCAATCTCTTCGTCGACGGGCGAGGCTACGCCGGGAACTGCCCAACGTTCCGCCCGCCTGCTCTTCAAGTTCTCGAAGAGGAGTTTCGCGCCGGGGGCCTGGACGCGCCCATCAAGGTTGATATGGGCATGGAAGCCCTGGAAGCGAGCTTCACCCTTACCAAGTTCGCGCCGGAGGTATTGGCTTTGTGGGGGCTCTCCGATGGCACCGGCAAGCAGATCACCGCACGCGGAGCCGTTCAGAATCTCAACGGCACTGTCGAGCCGGTTATTGTCAATCTCGCCGGGAACATCCGCGCGGTTGAGTCCGGCGATTGGGTGGCCGGTGAGAAGGTTGAAAACGAGTTCACTGTTTCGGTGGTCTCGTACAAGTACACGCAAGCCGGGCGCTTGATCCATCACATCGACGTTCCGAACATGATCCGGATCGTCAACGGTGTCGATCATCTGGCCGCGATCCGCGACGCAATCGGTCTGTAACACTGAACAATTCTATGTCGAACAAGAACACGATCAACTTGGAATATCCCATCGACGTTGATGGGGCAAAGCTCAAATCTATTACGCTTCGCCGACCCTCTGTCGGCGACATGAGGGCCGCAAAGAAAGCTGGCGATGGCGACGACGAGGTTGAAATCATCCTCTTCGCCAATCTCGCCGGACTGACTCCTGACGACATCGGGAAGCTTGACCTTGCAGATTATCAGAAGGTTCAGGAGGTGTTCCGCGGTTTTTTGGGGCAAGGCAAGTAGCGGGGCTGACCGACCGCAGCTTGTTGCGTTGCATGATGGCCCTCGCCGAACTCGTCGGCGGGGGCCTTGAGCCAATAGGTCGAATGGATTGCGACGATTTCGTGATCTGTCTGGATGAATTACCCAAAACGAAATGAGCAAATTTAAGGCAGTCATCGGCATCAGCGCAGAGCTTGGCGCTTCCGTCAAAGAGGCGTTCAAGGCTACGTCGAAAGAAGCAAAGCGGCTCGGCGTAGAGATCGCCCGAGCCGAGAAGAATCTTTCCTTGGCGGGCGCTCTTCGGTCGCAGGAAGCTACCGTCGCCAAGCTGTCGCGTGCTCACGGGGAAGCAATCAAGCGCCAGCGCCAGGCTTACGACATCGAGAAAAAGAAGGTCGCCCTTGCGCGGAAGTATCCTCACGAGAAGGAAGCCCAGAAGGAAGCCGCCGCCGCCACTAAAGAACGGCTACGGTTGACCAAGGCTCTTGAGCAGTCAGCCGCCGCCCTCAAGAAAGAGCGGGCCGAACTTGATCGGGTCAACAACGCCTTGAAGCAAGGCGGCATTAACACGAAGAATCTTTCGGAAGAGACCCGGCGTCTCTCTCAAGAGTCAGCAAAACAGGAGCGCCAGCTTGAGAGGACAAACCGAAAGACGGCTCAAATTGCCCGCATTGGCGAGGCTTACGGCAAAGTACGAAGCCGGGCGTTGATGGCGTCGGCGGCGATTGCGGCTGTTGGCACGGCGGCGTTGCTTGCTTCTCGTCGGGTGTTCTCTTTTGAGCGCGGCTATTCTGACCGGATGGCTAACCTTTCGGTTGCTGCCGATGCGATGAACACGTCGCCGAAGATGCTGGCAGGAATGGAGATTGCAGCCGCAAGGTCCGGCATCAGCCTGGAACGGCTTCAAACACACATGGAGCGCCTTCGGGCCAGCATGAACGATGAAGGCGTGCTCAAAGGCAAGGGCAAGCTATTCGAGGCATTCAAAGACTTGGGCGTTGATCCGCGCAAATACGCCAACATGCAAGCGCATGAAATCTTTCAGCGTTTGGCTTATGCCGTCCAGAATTACAAGGGCGGCAAGGGCAAGTTGCCGATTGAAGAAATCTTGCGGCGGCTCGGCGGCGAAGGCATGAGCAAGGTTGTCGGCGTGTTCAAAGAAGGTCAGTACGCGCTCGAAGGTTTCTCAAAAGAGGCGGAAGCTTTGGGCATTGTTCCCACGAAGGAGATGGCAGAGCGGGCGCTTGAGCTTGAGAAAGCTTTCCTTCATTTCGATCTGGCAAAGCGGGGCTTCTCAAACAAGATCGGCGATGCCATTGCGCCGGTCTTCATTAAGTACCTGAACGAATTCACCACCTGGGTAAAGGAGAACCCGAAACGCATTGAAGAGCTTGGCAAGTCGCTTGGCGAAGCACTGGAAACGGGCGTCGAATGGGTAAAGAAGCTCAAGAGAGAGTTTCGGTTGGTCCTTGATGCCATCGAGCCGGTAACGGGAAAGTTGACAGATACAGAGATTGCGCTGACTGGAATCGGTGCGGTTACGCTCGGTCCTGTTATCGGCACTTTGGGGCTTCTGGCGGGATCAGCGGTCAAACTTGCCAATGCGCTTGTTCGGGCGGAGGTTTCACTAGCTTCCATCGGTAGAATGACAGGCATTGCAGCTTTGGGGGGGATGATCTCAAGGCGACAAGACGTTATGGCGAGCGATCTTTACAAGGCAAATTTGAAAAACACACTTGAAGGAAAGCCGCGTTTTGGTGAAACCTCGCTTCCGACTCCATCGCAACAGGAAGACGCCGGATTGACTCTCAAGAAAGTAGAAGAAATTGATCTTAAGAAGAAGGGATTCTTTGGAAGATTCTTTGATGGGGATTTCGGAAAAGACCTCTTGGATACGGTCATCAACAAGATTGGCTCAACTGTCGGCGGAAGAGCTAAAGGCGCAGATTCTGACATGGGTCCGACGAGGCAGCTAGAAAGCATTGATAAGAAAATTTCGCTTATCAAGAAGCCGAACAACAACACGTTCAACAATACTTTTCACTTCACTATTCAGCCGCACCCTACTCAAGACCCAAGGTCGATAGCGGAAGCGGTAGTTGAGCAAACCAGGCTTCGCTTAATGAACCCAGCGCTCGCCGCTGGATCGCTCTCTGACTAAAGACTATGCAAACCATGATGGCACTAGGACCGTTCCGGTTCGGCATTGATTCGATGGCATACGGCGAACTTGTGCGCTCCCGTGGCTGGGTCTGGGCGGAACAAGAGGTTGTCGGCAAAGCGCCGGTTCTTCAATTCACCGGCGAGAAAGCCGAGACGATTGAATTGAAGGGCACCATCTATTCAAGCATCAGCGTGCTAGGCAAGCCGCAACTCGAAGCTATGGCGCAACTGGCTGGCCGTGGCAAGCCGATGCTTATGGTATCGGGGCCGGGGCTGGTCTTTGGGTTTTACGTAATCGAGCACATCAGCCAAAACGAATTTCACTTCACCAGCCTCGGGAGCGCTCGGAAGGTTGAGTTTCATGTCTCTTTGAAAAGGTACACTGACACGGCGGGGGCCATCGCGATGATGAAGAGCGACCCCCAAAGCATCATAGGGTTTTGACGATGAAGCAAGCGCAACAATACCAGACGAAAGAGGGCGAAGCCGTTGACGCCATCTGTTACCGCTACTACGGCCAGACCAGCAACGGCGAGGTTGAAGCCACGTACGAAGCCAACAGAGAGCTTGACCTTGCCTCCTACGGCCCGACGCTTCCTGCCGGGCTCGTCATCACGTTGCCGGTCGTCGAGCCCGCGCGAAAGGACGTTATACGACTTTTTTCATGATCCCGGTTTATCGCATCACGTCAAAAGGGGCCAACGTCACCGACCGTTACGCCGGTCGGCTGCTTTCGTTGTCGGTCACCGACCAGACGGACGGCAACAGCGATTCGTTGCAGATCGAGCTCGAAGATACCGGTTGGCAAACGGAGTTGCCGAAGCAGGGAGAGATTTTAGAAATCGAACTCTGGTATCAGGGGCAAAAGCCGGTCAGCGTCGGCTCTTACGTCGTCGACGAGATGAGTATCGAGGGCGACCCGGACCGGATCATTATCTCCGGCAAGGCGTGTCCGTTTGAGAACGCCGAACAACTCAAAGCGATGCAAGCCAGGAAGTCGCGGAGCTTTGACGCCGTGACCATCGGCGACCTGGTCAAGACGATTGCCGGAGAGAACGGCCTTGTGGCCGCCGTAGACCCGCAGCTTGCCGCAACGGAGATCGCCCATATCGACCAGACGCGGGAGAGCGACAACAATCTCCTTTCCCGGCTGGCGCGTCAACACGGTGCGGTTTACAAGCCGGTCTCCGGTCGGCTGGTGTTCGCGCGCGCGGGCGCTACGGAGACCGTCACCGGCAAGCAGTTGCCCGACGTCACCATTTCCCGCGGCGAGGTCGCGCCGGGCTGGAAGTTCACGCTCTCCCGCCGGATGGAGTACGAAGCGGTTAAGGTGGCGCATCACGACGTCGACTTCGGCGATACCGTCGAGATCGTCGCCGGAGAGGGCGACAAGATTCACTTCGTTCACGGCCTAGCCCAAAACGAGCCGGAAGCCAAGGCGCAAGCGGAAGCGACCTTGAAGGACATCCAAAGGGGATCGAAGACGTTTTCGATCCAATGCGCGGGCCGGTTTGACGTGACCGCTGAACAGCGGATTACCCTTGCCGGGTTCCATCCCCGCGCGGATGGCGTTTGGCTCGCCAAGCGGATCACTCACACTTTCCGTAAGAGCGAGGGCTTGCGGACCGTGATCGAGGGCGAATCTCTGGATGGCTCGAAAAAAACACCGTCGACCAGCGGGAAGAAATCCGGGGGCGCGAACCTCGACTTCGGCGATACAGCGGTGCGCCAACCGGATGGATACTGGCGATGA